GTGTGTGTATTGCCGCTTTTTTTTGATATTGAAAAATTTTTTTGAAAAAACTTAGGAGGTAACATGGCGAAAATAGCCGCAGAATACGTAAAAATCGATGAATTAAACGAGTGGGAAAATAACCCGCGCAAAAATGACAGCGCTGTAGATGAGGTAGCCGAGAGCATAAAACGCTTCGGATTCTCTGCGCCGATCATCGCTCGAAAAGAGGACAAAATGATTATAGCGGGTCATACTCGTTATAAGGCAGCGAAGAAATTAGGACTCGTAGAGATCCCCGTTCGATTTATGGATCTTGATATGGTAGATGCGCAGCTATTAGCCATAGCCGATAACAAATTGAATGAGAGGGCAGAATGGGATACGGAGCTATTAGAGCAAGTATTAAACGAGCTAGCAGACGAGGATCTAAGTAATCTAGGATTCGATGATGATGAGCTAAATAACTTTCTGGAAAACCTAGAGAGCGAGGAAGAAAGCGAGAGAGAGCCGATCGAATTAGAGCCAGTAGAGATAAATCTCGATTTTAAGCTATTAAAGGGTAACTGCCTCGAGAAATTACAAGAGCTAGACGACTGCTCTATAGACAGCATCGTAACCGATCCCCCGTACGAATTGGGCTTTATGGGTAAAGCGTGGGATAGCACAGGGATCGCCTACTCTGTAGAGCTATGGGCGGAATGCCTGCGAGTATTAAAGCCCGGCGGTCATCTGGTAGCTTTCTCTGGATCTCGTACTGTCTTTCCGATGGGCGTAGCTTTACAGGATGCAGGCTTCGAGGTGCGCGATATGATTAGCTGGATCTACACGTCCGGATTTCCGAAAAGTCTAGATATATCTAAGGCATTAGAAAAAATAACAGGACTAGCACCAAAAAGAGAAATGCAATTGCGTTTTACTGAATGGATGAGATCAACAGGATTAAAAGCAAAGCAGATCAATCAATACACTGATACAAATATGGGATCGCATTATCTTTCTAGTAAATTACAGCCCGCAATACCTACAAGGGATCTATTTGAGAAGATGCGCCCATATATCTCGATCCCTGTTCCTGATTGGGTCGAGGATTATGTGAATCATAGAACAGTAGAAAGCGAGAATATGAAAAAGCGTAAAGTTATCGCAAGCAAGACTAAAGGAATTGGATCAAGTCATTGTGGACAGCAGGGCGCCTATGGCTTTAAAGATAACTTTAACATCACAGAACCACACAGCCTACAAGCGCAAAAATGGCAAGGATGGGGTACAGCGTTAAAGCCTGCTCAGGAGCCCGCCGTACTAGCTCGCAAGCCTATCGATCCGGACTGCTCTAGTATTGCTGAGAATGTTCTAAAGTGGGGAACAGGGGCGATCAATATAGACGCGGGGCGTTTCCCCTATGGCGATGATTGTCATTTCGGGGATAGCTCCGACTGTTCGGATCAGTGGGATCGGATACAATCAGAATCAAAAGGCGGATCAGTTCCGATCGTATCACAGAAAAGTATTGACTTAAATACCTATAAGCCGCAGGGCGGGCGCTGGCCTGCTAATGTCTATCAGTGCTCGAAGCCGCAGCGCGCCGAGAAAGAGGCAGGGCTAGAACATATACAAGGGAAAACAGGCGCAGAGGCTACACAGCGAAAAGAGGGATCGGACGGCTTGAATTCGCCCAGAGCGGGCGCGGGGCGTACTGCGGATCAGGTTAAAAATTTCCATCCTACCGTAAAGCCGATAAAATTAATGCGGTGGTTATGTAGATTATTAACGCCTGCGGGGGGTACTGTACTCGATCCTTTTCTGGGTAGCGGTACCACAGCAGTATCGGCTATATTAGAGGGCTTTAATGCGGTAGGCTGCGAAATGACCGCGGACTATTACCCTATAATAGAGGGTCGTATCAATTGGGCGAAAAAAGAATATAGAGATCAAGATCAAGAGGCGGAATAATGGCTAGAAAATCGAAATTTGTTAAACCAGTACGAGATCTTATTGTACAGGCTCTAAGGCTAGGCGCTACGTATGAGATCGCGGCAGAATATGCGGGAATTTCCCGCTCTACCCTCTATAATTGGATGGAGAGAGGGCAGAGAGAAAAGACGGGCGAATATAGGGCATTTCTGGACAGTATAAAACAGGCAGACGCGAAAGGGGCGATCGCTAATCTAGCTCTCGTAGAAACTGCCGCGAAGGCGGGGGACTGGAAAGCAGCGGCATGGCGATTAGAAAGGCGACATGGCTATACAAAAGATGCCTATTTTCAGAATCAGCAGAAAGAGAAAGAGCTAGCTCCTCTACCTAAAAATATCATAGACGTGTTACGATTACAGGCGGACGAATTACGAGGCTCGATCGCGCAGGCAAAAGAGGCTCAATCGTGGCAAGCCTACGCAGCGCTCCAGAAGCAATTTATTTCGATTCTAGCTCAGATCAGACAGATCGAAGCAGAGGAAAATATGGGCGATGAAATGGACGGCTTTACAGACGATCAACTAATCGCAGAGATTATGGGGGCTATTCTGTCTTTACCTCCGATACATAGGCAGAAATTAGAGAATGATATACTATCTACGAGAAACGTAATAGCGATTTCGAAAAATGAGATATAATTACTGTGAAATATGCAATTGCGATCCCTGCGATTGCGAGGATATGGGGCTTTTAAATGACTTTCGGAGAGTGGGCGCGCCGGCGGGTAGTACGTCTAGGAAAAAATATGGCATGGCTAGCTCGCGAAGTGGGGACGAGTCAGAGTACTCTTGTAAAGTGGCGAGCCGGATCGATGCCGAGAGTAGATTATTTTATCGGCGTATGCGCTGCGATAGCTCGAGAAAGCAATGTTTCAACGATGGAAATCATAGCCGAGGCGATAGAGGTATTAGGGATTTATGAGGGCAATACAGACAGCTACAAAGAAACTAAGAGTACTAAGAGATCGCACAGATAGAGATCCGCTAAAGTACTTTTGCCCTACACCGCCGCAGGAGGCATGGCTACGTGATCCGAAAAAAATTAAACTCTTGCTAGGCGGCAATCAGGTAGGGAAAACCTACGCGCAGACCGCCGAGCTATTATATCGCTGCCTCGGTACTCATCCGTACCTAAAAACCGATCCTCCGCCGATACAGGCTTTTCTAATTACACATAGCCATCAGCAGAGCATAACGATACAAGAGAAACTTTATAGCATGTGCCCTAAAGACTCGCTACATCCCTCTTGCGAATTCGTACCGGGTCGCGGATTTCGCGGAATTCATCCCGTAGTAAGGTTTAATAATGGCTCGATAATACACGTAAAAACAGCTAATCAGGGGCTAGGGCTAGCCTCGGCGACGGTTAGCTACGTAGCTATCGACGAGCCTGTTAGTAAAGACGTATGGGGCGAGCTATCGGCTCGAGTTTTACGGGGAGGATCGGGCGGATCAACGGGTACGATCGGCGTAACTATGACGCCCGTTGGACAGGACGTCAGCTATCTACAGAAGCTAGTAGAGGATGGAGTAGTTAGCTGTACTCAGGCACCTTTAACGGTAGAAATGACTACGCCTAAATTTTGCGATCCGATCATATCTCAGAATCAAATAGACGATATAGCCCGAACCTATCTACCCATAGACCGGGCAGCGCGGCTAAATGGGGATTGGAATGTAGGAATTCCAGAGGGTAGGATCTTCGACTGCTTTACGGAAAATATGATCTCGGCAGAGCCACCGCCGCATGGCAGAAACTACCAGATAGCGATCGGGATCGATCATGGCTCGAAGCCTAATACACAGGTAGCGATAGTATCGGCTCTCGATATGGCAGATCCTCAGAATCCATGGTGTTATGTACTCGATGAGTATATAGCGGGCGCCGCTCCGCCAGAAACCCATGTGCGTGGTATTTTAGCTATGTTAGCTCGTCATAACATCGAGCCAGCACAGGCAAATTGGACAGGGGATAACGTTCATTTCGGATCCAGAACAGGGGGATCGGGGAAAATGTCGAATTCGCTATTAATGCGAGCATTCGAGAAAGTTCTCGGCATGCCTCATCTGCCTTTCCGAATTCGTACTATCAAAAAGCCGCGTTATAGTGTATATTATGGCAGCGCGCTAATTCATTCGATCATGGCGCGCGGGCAGTTTTTTATTAGTCCAAATTGCAAGCGTACGATAATGTCGTTACAGAGATGGACAATGAAAAAAACCCAGTCAGAAAGATCTACGGACGAGTGGGGTCATTGTGTAGATGCCCTCCGTTATACGATCGTGCCGACTGTCGATCGATATAGATTTAACTCGCCTCAGGCTACTAAAATCAGGATGTACTAAAATGCAGAAACCAATAAAACCGCTAGCACCGACTCAAGAGGATCAGCGTAGATTTACTCATTCAGGATTGCGGCACCGGCTCATTACTGGAAATTGGGAGGACGATCTCGAGGATGAATTAGCCCGCCATCTACCCGCAGACCGCAGAGAGGCATGGGGCGCTGCTGATATGTCTAGTAATCCATTCGAACAGATTACGCGCCAGCTATCCGTACTCTACCATGAAACGCCTACCGTCACGAATTTGAACGGAAATATAGACGCCCTAGTAGCTCGCGAGGGACTAGTAACGCAGGCGGGGCTATGGCAGCTAATGCAGAGAGGGCAGCAGCTAATCCTCGGTTTAAATGAGGCAGTAGTGCGCATCGATGTTAATCCATACGATCCAGATTCAGAAATTAAAGCGCCTGCGATCCAGTACAGGATCGTAACGCCTGATTTTTTGTATTGCGAGAGCCATCCGGATCAGCCTGATATACCTGTCTATTATTGCGAGTATCGACTACGTAAAAATCCCGATGGCGGCTATATCTGGGTAGCGGATGTACTCGACGTACGAAACGTAAAGAATCCTAGCTTCGGGATGTACATTATCAATAATGATGGATCGCTAGGCGCCGATGTTAGCCAGATCTACATGGGATCCCCTGCTAAGACGGGAGACGATTACCCGTATAGAGATAGCAACGGCTACCCGTTTCTACCTCTGGTATTGTATCATGCAGAAAAAACCGGGCGTTTATGGGATACTTTTAACGGATCATCTCGAGTTTTCGGCTCTTTAACGTCGAGTACCCTTTATACAATGTGGTGCCATCTCGTCAAGGATGCATGCTGGGCTCAGAAGTATGTAGCGGGGCTATCTGTAGCTGGATTAAATCAGCTAGATCAAAATGATATAGCTCGTCGCTCTGCTATTGCTACCGATCCTAGCTCGATCCTCGTATTTACTCAGGATCCAGACGCTCAGGGTCAGCCCCTCGTAGGCTCCTTTTCGATTCCTACAGATCCGCATGCATTGCTAGAATCGATCTCAAAATACGAGATGCGAGTAGCCCTATCTTCTGGATTATCCCCGTCAGATATATCTAGGCAATCAGGAGATAGTAGATCGGGCTATGCCCTTGCTGTATCGAAATCAGGCCAGCGCGAGGCTCAAAAGAAATACGCCCCTGTTTTCCGGATGGGAGACGAGGAATTACTAGCTAAAACTGCTATGCTCGCTAATCGCTATCTAGGCGCTTCTTTACCTGAGTCAGGCTATAGAGTATCGTATCAATCTATGCCGCTAACACCGGAGGAAATGCGAGCGCAGAGAGAGGACATCATAGCGAAGCTAAACGCCGGATTAATCTCACCGGTAGAGGCAGTAATGATCATGCATCCAGACATGGACAGAAACGAGGCGATGCAATATTTAATACTAGTCCGTAAAGAGCGGGCTGAATTTCTTTAACCAATAAAACAGAGGTAACAACATGGAAGAAAGAGAAATAGAGGGCAAGATCTACGTATTAAAATCAGATATGGATACCGCGATCAAGTCACGAATTCAGAAACTAACAACGAAGATCAGCGCCCTAGAGAATGACAATTCTACATTACAAGAGCAGATCGATCTACAGTCTGGCAAGCTAGGCACGATCGATAATCTCAACGAGCAGATCAAGCAGCTAGGCGAGCAATTGACGAAATCAGAAAGCCGCTACTCTCGAGATATGGCTCTCTCTAAATTAGGTTTTCAGGATGACGATCTTAGAGAGTTAATAGACTGGTCCTATTCACGAGCTACAAAAGATCAAGAGGAGGCGCCTAGCTTGCTCGAGTGGGTCAATTCCATTAAAGCCGATCCATCGTTAGCGCCTGCATCGCTGCGCCCTCATTTCTCTACAGCAGAAACTAGCGCAGAATCAACAGCGCCCGCCCCAGAGAATACAGAATCGAAATTAGAGCCGGCTACTCAAGTAGAGCAAGCCCCGCCGCCTATCCCCCCGCGGACTAATGCCGGCGCAATTCCCGCGCCCTCTGCTAGCTCTGATTTACTCAAGAGAGCCGGCTCCGATTTCGACTTTTATAGACAGAACCGCGACGCGATCCGCAACGCGTGGAAAAATAGACGATAGGGGGCGATCATGTCGCTAAATTACAGTAGTTTAAACTCGTATCCGAGTATTAGAGTAGTTACGCTCAATACTCTAAATACATTAATCGAGCTACCGAGTACATCGAAGCGTATAACAATAACAGACATCAAGACAGATATGTATCTTTCCTTTTCTGGCGAGGATGCAGGGGCGCCCGTAGTCAATAAGCTAAAACTAGAACAAGGGCAATCTATGGAATTCAAGATCGCGAAGGGGAAAAACCGCGCTCGAGAGATCTATGTAGCCTCTGTAGCTGGATCGGGTACTATCGCGCTATTATTTGAGGAGGATTAGAGATGGCTCAGATCACTAGCTCGATGCGCCCCCGCTCGTATATGTTCGTTAATAGCAACTCGGTAACCATTACGCATAACCTCGGCTACATTCCTCTAGTACAAATTATCGTTAATGGCGCTCTAGTTATGGGCGATGTTAGCCATACATCGCCGGATGAATTGATCGTGACTTTCGTAAATGCAATTTCCGGCACTATCTACCTTAGATAATATACAGACGAGGGCGATCCTCATTAATCATTAATGGAGCTAAAACAATGCAATTTTTAAATACAACTAATACATTCGAGGGCGTAGTAGAATTAAACGCTACACCGACCGCAGCGTCACATGCTGTAAATAAATCCTGGGTCGAAGGTGCCGCTATTATGGGTATTCATTCAGACTCTCAAGTACATGCGGAAACTGTCGTAGTTAATGGAGAGAAACAACTCAAAATTAAATCCCTTGCGATTACAGACGTACAAGTAGATAGCGCTAGCGCCTCTCTCTCTGCATGGGTAACTGCAAATTATACTAATGGCAACGAAGTACAAGAGGGTGACATGATCATTCTTACAGGTACAGCGTCAGCCCGTCCAGAAACTTACATTCATAACGGCGGAAACGCTGGTACATCTGCCGACTTTACCGAGATCACAGGATCAGACGTCGAAGCCTCAGAAATTCGCGGCTTTTTGTCTGGTGGATATGGAATCAGCTATAACTCATCTACAGGCGAGATCGCTGTAACTAATGCAGACATTCGCGGGTTATTCTCTGGCGACGGTGTAGTAGCCTATGATAGTTCTAACGGTGCTTTCTCTTTTGCTGGAGATTCTGACGACGTGAGCGAAGGATCTACTAATCTCTATTATACAGATTCAAGATCTAGAAATGCGCTCTCTGTATCCGGTGCTGGCCTTAGCTATGACGCTGCTACTGGTGTTATCTCTATCGCTGTCGGAACCGATGATATCACAGAAGAAACAGCGTTATTTTACACAGATGCAAGATCTCGCGCTGCTCTATCTGCCGCTACTGTAGCCGGTCCAGATGTTCAATTGTTGAGCTATAGCTCCTCTACAGGTGCTTTATCTGTTCCTCTTTCTGGCGTATTTAATCAATTGTCAGCGGGTCAAGGTCTATCTTTCGATGGTGGCGGAGAGTACTCTCTCGATGCTAATACAGATGACATCCAAGAGCTAGCCGGCGCTACTAATTTATTCTTTACCGATGCAAGAGCAGCGGCAGCTATCACAGTAGGATCAGGGCTTGCTAAAACTGGCGGACAGATCTCTCTTGACGCTGATACGGATCTAGTGGGCGAGGGATCTTTAAATCTCTATTTTACCGAAGCAAGAGCACAAAATAGTATCCAAGCCGATCCTGCTTCCCATAACATGGTTACATACGCTAACGGTGACATTCTCGTATCTAAAAATGATTTCCGTAAAGTATTCTCTGCTCAAAACTTGAGCGCTAATACATGGCTAACATTGAACCATGCATTAGCTGAGCAACTTGTACATGTATCTTGTTATGATTCAAGCGGTAACTTGGTACAATTGGACGTACAATTGGTAGATGCTAATAACTGTAAAATTCGCTCTGCTATCGCTGTAACAGGCGCGGACGTAGTGGTATCTATCTAAGTTTTTCCTTAAAAACTGTTACCTCACATGTTTTCCCTCGCCTTTATTGGCGGGGGTTTTCATTTTTAGCAATTTGCATTTTAGAGAAATATGATATAAAATAATTCTCGAACCGACATGGGCAGGGTCGCGCCCGTTAATAGCAGATTAACCCGATCGAAAGTTCTCTAATTTAAACTCAAAATTTAACTAATAAAATAATGGTGCGATAATGACTATTACTAACAATTCACTAATCGGCGACTTGCGAATGCAAGAGATGATTAGTCAAGAAATCAAATTACTATTAACCGACGTGGCTAACCTACGTAATACGCCATTTATGGAATTCTGCGGATCTATTAATGGCAGCGGATCGCAAACTATTCGAGTACGTAAAGCAGGGCTAGATGGATACGATGGATTCTCATCTTTTACCGGAGCTAACGAAATCGACGCTGTAAGCGATAGCGCTTTAACAGACGATCATGTAGATATTGTCGTAAAAAGACAAGCTATGGCGCGTTCTATCTCTGATCTCGCTTCCATGACTGGTTTAGGCGGTGACATCGATCCTTTCCGTCTAGCTGAGGACATCGCTAGATCATACGAAAATCTATTCGCAGATCTTACAGGGGCTACTTTAAACGGTGGATTTACTGTAACTAAAGGATCTACCGGTGTAGTTCTCGACGTAGATGCTTTTATCGATGCTTTCCAAGCATTAGAGCAAGCCGCTACATTTAAAGGCGCTCCTGGTCCATACGTGGCTGTATTGCATCCTAAACAATGGGGAGAGCTACAGGATTCTATTCGTTCAGAGTCTAATAATGCTCTCGCTTTCGCCCCTGCATCCTTCGAGGCTATGGGCGCTAAAGGATCTCATTATAAAGGTACATTCATGGGCGTTGAGATCTATACATCATCTCATATCGAGAGCGATGGTACAGATTACCAAGGCGCCATGTTTGCGCCCGGTGCTATCGGTTATGCTACTGGTATGCCTCAAGGCTTGCCCGGTGCTGCTGAGTCTATGGAAATGGGCGAAGTATTGATCGAGATGGATCGCGATGCGACTAGAGCATTAACTCGCGTAGTCGGACATGCATACCTCGGTATGGCTGTTATCGATAACGATCGCGGTGTTAATCTAATCTCTGTAGATTAATCTATACACACTAGAGCGGGGGGGATCTTTCCCCCTGCTTACTTTTCAAAAAATAATGTAGAGGTACAAAAATGAATAATAACATGAACGCGCAAAAATGGACGCCGATCCAGAATCACCAACAGCAGTATCTACCCGCGAAGCCTAATCATCCTTTTTATTATAAATGCCATCCGAGCAATTGGCTATTTCAGTATTTCGACGTCGAAGTAGAAAAGGGCAAGAAAACCGAGGTAGTAAAAAAAGGTTTCTTCGTGCCGCATGTACGTATGGAGCGCATCGTACCCGGGGCTAATGGAATTCATCAGATCGAAAAAGAGCTAGGTAATCCCTCATCTCGCATCGGTACATTACAATCTCAAGGCTGGACATATCTCGATCCTCGTAAATATGATTATATGGTAGTGTATCCTGTACGCGGCGGGCGTTATCACGTCCCTAAATGGCTACAGCCTAAAGCGATCGCGGGGCGCCTAATCACGAAGATGGACAACATCGCTAAATTAAAGTGGAATGTATCGCTGCTCGTAAATGGAGATCTACCATTTCCAGAAACTCATTTTTGGGAACTAATGATTATCGACTATCAGAAGCGCCCTGAGCGATTTCTACGAGATCAGCATATCCCAGAGGTCAAGAAGAAAATAGACGCCGATTATCAAATAATTAGCGACATGAAAAAAGCCCTAAAAGATTTTGAGGAAAGAGGGCTAGAGGTTTATCAAGAAATAAAATGACTAGCTCATCTATACCATACGCACCGCAGATTAAAATACCTGAGCTACTAGAGCGCGGGAAATCGCAAACCAGTACCCTACCAGTATATAGAGATGGCTCTTTATTGGCGCCTACCGAGGTACGCTATACTCTCATAGCCCCTAACGGTACTAAGCTAGTAGATAACGCTCTAGCTTCCTTTCCGGCTAACATTCCAGAATATACGCATACAGCAGCGATCCTAAACAACGATCTCAATCTAGGCGAGGGCTATTTACAGGAATGGGCGATCACTATTGGCGGAGCGGTTAAAGTATTTCGGCGCGGTGCTGCCATCGTAAAGCGTCGCCTGTATCCTGTCGTATCCGATGGAGATCTCACAGCTACATATAGCCAGCTAGCAGATCTACGCCCCTCTAGTATGACGTCATACCAGAGCTATATAGACGAGGCATGGTATTCCATAATTCAGAAGATGCGCACAGAAGGCGGCGGGCTAGAGTATCTGGTAATGAGCAGCGAGTCATTTAGGGCAGTACATCAGAATCTAACGCTCTATTATATTTTCCGCGATTTCCATAGCTCTCTAGGGCAGAGTAACGGGCGGTATCTGGATCTAGCTACTGAGCATTACAACCAATTCAAATATGATTGGAAATCTTTATCTTTTGTCTATGACAAGGATCATAATGGTACAGCGGACACAGCTAACGATCGTATTGCAAAACAGCCCGTAATCTATCTATCGAATCCACCGAGAAACTACAGAAGGCGGCGCTAATGTCTGTATCTCTATCTCAATTGCGGCAGGCGGTCACAGCTAAGATCGAAGAAATCAGCGGCTTTAAATTAGCGAAGCTACCGCCGCAATATTTCGGACGTACGCAGAACACCATCGCACATAAAGCCTTTTCTGTAGGTTTCGAGAGTTCTACCGCCTTTAATGAGCGTCAGCGCAGGGGGGTAGGGGTTTATATTAGCTCGCCTCTGCGGGTTATATTTTCGTACCGCCTGCGCCCTCTTGATATATATCCGGTAGATTATGACGCTGCGCTAGATGCTGAGCAAGCGATTATTAGCAAGGTCCTAGAGTCTTACACCGGAGATAATCAATTCTCGATAAAATATGAAAGTTCCGCGCGGCAAGTCATAGACTCGCAAGAATACATTATAATAACCCTACTCTTTACTACACTCAATACCATATAGGAGGCAGCATGCCATACTCAATTGTACCAAAAATTCGCCGCGACGGGGTTATTACTCTGATCGACGGAACTACACCGACCGCCGTAACTCTAGAAGTAGCCTACGAGGAAGGCGATCTATCTATTGACGAGCCTAGCGCCCGTACATTTACCGAGATGCGAGATCGCGGAGCTATTACCAATGTACGCGGAACAGACGATCAAATTATTACAGGATCTTTCTCTTTCCAATTTCGCCAATTTACAGATGCTACTCAAGCCGGATCTGTACGCGATTTCGTAAAAGGTAGAGCGTTCTATGCTGCTAATATTTCTACTGGGCTAGCTGGATCCCCTCGTATCGACGAATCGATCCATTGTATCGATCTAGAATACTTAGCCGCAGGAACCGCTAATGGTGACGATGCAGATCATAAAATTACCCTGTCTAAATGCGCTATTACCTCTATGGGATGGAGCGAGGGCGATCCGGGTACTTTTACCGTTAATTTTAACTGCTACGGCGGCGCTGTCGAAGTAGGACCGGTATAACATACTACAATCAGGGGGGCGATAAAGCCCCCCGCTACATTTTGAGGTAACAGAAATGAAATTAGATCTAAGAAAATTAGGCGAGCACGAGGGCAAATTGCCGCTATCTATGGCTACATGCCTCGATTTCGTATCATTATGGGGATCGGATTTAAACCGCGCTCATCTGGGGCGATTATCTGCCGCTGCTATTGCTGTAGCTCTCGATCATAAACGAGTACTACCCGCGTATAATGTCGCGACGGGCGATCCGATAAAATTCGGGCATAAAGTGCTCGATCGATTATTAGAGGCGGGGGTGTCTGTAGGCTCTATCTATGAGATGGGATCACTAGTATTAACCGAGATGCTACGGGCGATCTCCTTCGATGAGGCAGAGGAAAAAGCAAATTTTTCGCAGGGCGAGGAAGGCTAGATCTCCTCTTTCTGCGGGTAGCGCTGCGATGGGGAAAGGATCCCCATTGGCTCTATACCCTAGATAGCCATGTTCGATCTGATATAATAGCTGAGTATATACTCTCTCAAGAGTCATCTAAGGATCTAGAGGCTCGCAGAGAGAGAAATATGGATCTCGAAATGCAGAGAAAAGCAGATAGAAACAGGATGTAAAATGGCTAAGATAACAACGGGTAAAACTCAGCTAAATGTAGAGGATACGATCGGGAAAATGCTAGACAGCGTACTAAAGAAAGTAGTACCCGATGCGGAGCGCCTGATCTCCTCTACCTTCGAAGAAATAGAGCGCGAGGCTGTTAAAGAATGGCCTCGTCAGGCTCCTCTCATACGTAAAAATAAAGACGGTAAAGTAGTCTTTTACAAAGAGCGATCGGGCGAATCGTGGAAAAAATTTGAGCTAGGTAAAAGACTTGAAAAAGGGCAAATTGTTATCTATCTGCGCAATACAGCGCCGTACTCATGGGCGATTAAATTCGGCTATGACTCGGTAAATAAAGATAATGAGGGTATATTACAGCCCAGAGGCAAGCGAGCCTCTACTGAATTGCTAGTTAAACCTATGCGCAAACAGGTTAATAAAATTGTAAAAGTAATAGCGAATGAGCTAGATAGGGGCATGTAATGGCTACAGAAGAAAGATCGATCGAAATCTCGGCTAAGCTAGACGTTAAAGATCTGATTAGAAATTTAGAATCGATACCGGGTATTACCTCAAAAGAAGCTAAGAAGATGGCTAAAGCCTTCGACCGCCAGCTAAAACAGACAGAGAAAGCCGCGAAAAAGAGCGCAGAGGCATCGAAGAAAGCAGCGAAGGCTACAGCAGCGGCAGCGCGTCGCGGGTCTAAGGATTTCGATCGTCTATCCGATTCTGCGCAACGGGCAGAAAAGCAATTAGAGGAAGTAGCTGATAATGCAGGCGAGATCGATAGAGGTTTTAGCTCTGTAGGGCTAGCTTTACGAGAGGTTAATCCTCAATTAGCAGAGGCAGCGGATGGACTAGCGGATACTTTCGCGGTAGCTGAGGGGCTAGTATTGACCTTTAAATCGTTAAACCCTGCTATGCTCGCAGGCGCGGCAGCACTAGGTACTTTAACCCTCGGCTTTTTTGCCTATCAGGAATCGATAGAAAAAGCTCGTCAATTAACGCTAGATATGCGCGATGCTCAGAAAAGCCTATCAGAAGCGCAGAAAGAACATCGTCAGAATATGATGGACGCCGCCAGAACAATTAACGATCTACGAGATGAATTAGATCTAGCTACTGGCGTTATGACGGAATACGAAGCGCAATTAAGACAAGCACAGCGAGCCGCTAGCGATGGAATACAGGATAATATAGACTATCAGAAACAATTGCTAATCGAAAAGAAAAAAGAGATAGCAATGGTTAAAGACTTGAGAGCGGCGGCGATCGATAACAGAAAGCAGGCTGTAGTATTATCAGAGGAACAGACTAACCAGCTAAGAAACTTGCAATTGCTTACAGAGGGCGCCAAAAATAATTTAGATCTTACTCGTAGAGGCAAGCAGGAAAACGAATCATTAACGGCTATCTATAATCAATTATTGAGCGAAGTAGGCGCCATCGAATACGGGCTAGAGGGTCTAAATAGAATGCAGGAAGAGGCTGTAAATATAGCCGGTCAGATCGTAGAGTATAAAAAAGAGCAAGCAGACGAGGAAAAAAGGATCGCCGCTCAGAAAGAGCGCCTAAATAAGGCGGCACAGAAGGCGGCAGAGCTAGAGGCGGAGCGCCTACGCTTATTAGAGGAACAGGCTAAGGCAGAGGCAGAGCTAGATAAATTCGTAGATGAGGAAATCAGAAAGGGGCTACTCTTACTAAATGCAGAGAGAGAATTAGCTATGCGCCGCTCTGAGGGTATCGAGCTAGAGATCTTTAAAATAGAAGAAAAATATAAGAAGGAATTTGATCGAATTAAAGAGCTAGCCATATTAACAGGCGATCAAGCAGCGGCACAGGAAGCGATAGACATAGCCAAGAAAAACCGAGATAAAGAGATCTCAGACGCTAGAAAGAAGCAGATCGACGAAGAAACTAAGAAGGAAATGGAGCGAATACAAAAGACGGTAGGGGCTACAGGTGATCTCTACGCTTCGATGTCAGATCTGGCGGGCGCCTTCGCTAACGAGAATTATAAATATGCTGAGGAGGCTTTTTATATCCAGAAGGCATTATCGTTAGCATCTGTAACGATGAAAACAGCAGAGGCAATTATGACCGCTGCGCTATCGGCTCCGCCTCCTCTCAATGCTATTCCCATAGCTGCCGCGGCAGCTACAGGGGCGGCACAGCTTGCTACTGTAGTACAACAACAGCCCTCATTTCACATGGGGGGACTAGCTCCGGATGAGGCTAACGCCCGCGTATTACGTGGCGAGGCTGTACTAGATCGCGCTACCGTCCGCAGGATAGGCGGAGAGCAAGGCGTCCAAAAATTACAAGAGGGCAAGCAGGATAACGAAACTGTGGTTATAATACAGCCGTTTAAACATTTCGGGCGCTTCGCGCGAGAGATCGGATTTAAAAAACCTAAGCAGACAGGGATAGCGAGGTATTGACATGGGTAATAACGTAACACCGGACAGAATCAGAGGTTTCTTAGTAGGTACTAAGAGCATCGATAATAATAGCATCTGGGATCAGCAATCTACTTTTACACAGAAAAACCCGCGCGCCGGTATTCCGGAATCATCGCAGATAAGTAGCGGTATGCTCGTAAATGCTGTAGGCGATCAAGAGTCAGATCTAACGATCATAACTACCGAGGGCGGTACAGCAGGCGAAACAGCTAGATTTAATTGGGTAGATACAGCGGGCAATCAATACGGGCGGGATTGGAATAACATCGTTAGCCATTGGGATTATTGGAAATGGTCCGCCTCTGCCGCTGCGGGTAGCTGGTTTAATAGTGATGCAGTATCGAGCAGTCTAGGCGAGCTATTTGTAGTATCTGAGGTATTAGACAGCGCAGGACGCTATACTATCTCACTACGTAAAAAGAAGCGCGACGGAGCTATTACTCTAGTACATACTTTCTACTCTGCGATCCTTGCTGTAGCTCCATCAGAAACTGCTCATCCTGCTATTATACGTATGCCGGACGAATCTCTACTCGTAGCCTACGTTAATTATACAACAGAGGATCAGACGAATATAACGATACATCGATCCTATGATAACGGGGATACGTGGCAAAAGATAACACAGAGAGCGCTCATAGATAACATAGATATATCTGCGAGCGGGTACAACGTGCGAAAAATGAAATTTGCACAGGGTAATAATATTGTAGCGTTATGGCTCGAGCTAGTAGCGAAAAGCGGAACCTCGAGAAATCGATTAGCTCAGTATCGATCTCTGGACTCAGGGCTATCATTTCGCTTGATCGATGTAATCTCTACTACAGCAGAGGGCTATTTTCATCAGCCTACGCCGATCTCTCTACCCGATGGCAGTACGGGCGTAGCGTTCCTTGATTCTGCGAGCGGGCTAAAGTTCCGTAGAATTCCTAATTCATCGATCCGGCTATCCGGTGCAGGATGGGCTAGTCAAGAAAAAGTCATTTATTCGGGCGCGGTAAATTGGGCGCATGTTGTATCCTCTGAATTACAAGAGGGTCAAGTTTGCGCGTGGTATGAGGACGGGCGTATTTTTGTCGTAGCTCAGGAATACGGAACCGGTGCATTATACGGATTCTATAGTTCTGATCTGGGCGATAATTGGAATATAATTAGCGGGGGCTATCTGCCTATCGCTAACGATGGGATCATCTATGCAGGGGGCGATAACGCGAGCCGATTAAAGAATCTAAGCGCCTGCCAATTCGAGGGGCGATCTGTAATCATAGGTCACGAAGGAAACAGCGCACATGCGATCTATCTAGGCGGCTACTCTACTACGGGCTATCCTGCGATCGTAGAGAATCCAGACGAGAGCCAATTCGCGAGATGGGACGCCTCATGGATCCCTGTTAATCTACCGAGCGGATCCACCTACTGGACAGCGGGCGGGCTAGGTACTCATACGATAGGCGAGTACGGGCTACGTATCCAGACCTCTACAGCTATTAGAGCCTATACCTACACAGGCGCAGCGGGTAGCTATTTCGATGAGGGGCAATTGTTTAGAATGAGGCTTCGAGTAGTTACGGGTAATTCTACAATTAACGATTATATTGCGATGGTAGCTACTCAGGATAGCGGGGTTAATTCTCGGATGTTAAACCTCCGATTTAAAACGGGCGGCTTCGAGATCCGTAGTAATGCGGGCGTATTGCAATCAGTAACACATGACATGACCGCAGAAACTGAGATCTTGATCGGTTGGCGCGGTGGTAACGCTGATATATTCTATAGGACTGTAGATGGCGCGCAGGCTAAGGACTGGACAAAAATAAGCGTAACGATCCCTACGTACGCGACGGGCGCCGGTAATACTCTACGATGGGGGCATGTCGCTTTATTTACGGGTAATTTGGAAAGCTACTGGCAAGAATTCCACGTATCGAGCGGGACTACTGCGGGCTATTCCGATGAAATGCAAAAGCGCGGGGTAATCTATCCGCCTTTCGGCGAGTATCTATACATAGACGGCGGGCTATCAATTACTACGATCTCTAGCCCTGCTCGCGGCGAGGACGAATACACTATAGCCCCGCGGTATGATTTCCCGATACAGGCGATCTTTCCAGATGTCGCATTATCGCCCCGTATCGTATGGAGATCGAAAACAGATACAGCAGACAATAACATAGCTTTCTTTATCGATCAGAATGTCGAAGATAACGAGCGATCCTATCATCTAAACGATGTTTATGGGCTACATCTCTCTAATATCAATTTTCAGAAAGCTAACCTCAAAAGATGGACGGGATCGGCGTGGTCTTTAGTAGCTGCGATCGATATATCTCAGGGGTTACAAGGTACCTTTACTAGATCAGGGCATTCTATCATGCCAGATGTCGCGGGTAATGGTTTCTATCTGCATTATAACGAGTGTGTAGGCTGGCGGGCGATCTTGCAAGTAGGCGAAACTAAGCACGTCGTAAAAATCAAGCAGAACAGCGAAGGCGTCTGGGGTAAAAATAGCGATACGAAGCGAGCCGTATTAATGATCGATACAGATCTAAGCGATTACTCTACGCTGCCTACCAGCGGACAGATCCAGCTAATACCCGATCGAGCTACTATTCTAATCGATGCTCTGGACGATGTAACGCTCGGCGATTCTGCTTTACGCCTCGAGATCCCTACTCAGCCTACATTAGAGGGCTATTTTCAGATCGGTACTATGCTCTACGGGCATCTAGTAGCTATAGCTCCTCAATACCAAAGAGGGCGCTCTATATCCTACGAGCCAAATATAGCAGAGGAGGAAACGCTAGACGGCATGTATTTCGCGCGTAAAATGAGCGATGGCCGCCGTACAGCCTCGATCGCTTGGACGGAGCCAGTAGATACTACTCTAGTACAGTCTGCCGATCCGGATTACTGGCAGCTATCAGCTACAGCAGGCGCTCAGCCTATCGCTAATTACGGAGATGCGCCTTTTCAGATGATGGGGCTATATCAACAGCTAGCAAATAAGGATCCTCTCGTATATCTGCCTTCTATAAAGCTTTCTGATACTCAGGTTATTAACAGGTATCACGATCATATATTAGCCCGCTCTACTGGCGCCGTTACGATCGAATCTGTACTGGGTGACGAGAGTATAGACGAGGCATTTCGAGTAGCTACCGTTAATCTAGTGGAGATCGAATAATGAGCAAGAGATTAAAATACAGTCAGCTACAGGGCGGTCAAATTTGCTTTCTACTGGATGTAGATTATCAGGGTGTAATACATCGCTTTTCTACATTCCCGATCGATCTAGAGGACATCGCAGAGAATACTACGATCCGATACAATGGCGGGCTAAATGATCCGGACATTCTACAAAAGACGGAAATTCTAGGTATTGACATAGAGGCGAATACTATCTCTACAGAGCTAATTTTCTATAATATAAATTGGGTAAGCGAATGGAAGGCGGGCAGAATCCTAGATAATTCTAATTGCCTGCTGTCTATGGTAATCGTAACAGATAACCAGACGATCCAGACAATACAGGATCGCGTGACTCTATTCAAGGGTAAAGCCTACGCGGGTATATTCGGATCACCGGATAAACCAGAGGGACATATAGCCTTTACAATCGAAAATGATATTTCGATTACCCAGAAGAAATTAATCGAGAATTACCAGATCATAACCGAGAAAGAATTTAGCGGGATCAAGGATGATTCTATCGGTAAAGTGATCCCGTTCGTTTTCGGCAAGCCGGGCGGATACCCTGCCGAGCGGACGCCTTTTCAGATCGAGATCTACGAAAGATTAGAGGCTACACCGTCCTATAGCATCGGAGATATAGCATTATTCGAGGTACGTTTTAGCGTCTGCTATGGACTCATAGAGGCGGACTTTCTAAAGGTCTGGGATTATACAGGGGGTTATAGCGTCTGCCCTGTAGAGATCGAAACAGATGCAGAGGGGCGAATATATAGCTATCTCGATATATTGAATTCCATCAGCGGCAGCGGCTTCGATGTCAATAGCGAGCGATTTTTCATAGAATGGTCGAGCTATGGCGGGGGCGTTCTATCACCATACAGCGACGGGACATTAACGGGCGCCGGTGATCTCTGCCTGTATTTCCTCGAGCTATCAGGGCTCGAGTATGATTATGCGGAATGGTACAGCCTCCGATCTCTGCTCAATGGCTATAAGTTTGCGGGCTATGTTAATGATACCGATACTAATATATGGACGTGGTTACAAGAGAGCATTATCCAGTATCTACCGATCGAGGTTATTAACGGCGGAAACGGGATCAAGCCAGTATTAAACCTCTATTTCTACTCTCAGCAGATCCAGACCTCGCACCATGTAACGGATAGCGGAGAATTCGAGATCATTACCGGAATACAGCCATTAGACACAGAGATTATAAACCGAGTCACGATCCGATACAGCTACGAGGCAAAATTCGAGCGGTATAAATCTACGATAGTAGTAGCGGGTAATTTTGCTAAAGAGGCGGGTACTCTGTACAATAATCCTCTAGCTGTAACGAGCTATCAAAAATACGGATTACAAGAGGTCACACTAGAGATAAATCACCTCTATGACTACTACACAGCTACAAAGATAGCGGAGGATATAATTAGAATCCGCTCATTAGGCGCATACGGCATCGAAATAAGTGCCGCGGCTAAGTATGGCTACATAGAGATCGGGGACGTTCTGAGCCTATCCTCGAGCCGATTAGGGCTAGAGTCACATAAATGCCAAGTAGTATCTAAGGCATGGCAATCTAATCGATGGCATTTCATCGTACATATTGAGGACAATAAACTAGTCAATACTTGAGAGCGGGCAATTTCTTTATCATCTCTCTTTTGTTATGCTGAGGTCATACCAGACAAGAGAGTATTATGTTAGTTTTTTTAGACCGGCAGCATGTCGGCAAGCCGAATAAATGGAATGATAGCGGAGCTACAGACGAGGCGGGTAATCTCGAAGTAATGCTAACCGCTCGCTATATCTATTGGGCGGAGGTTAGGCTACGTCAGCTAGGGGTAGATGTTTGTATATTATCCGATGGGGGCTATTATGAGCGACACAAGCGAGTTAATGACTACACAAGAGATCGAGAGCGGCAAGCCTGTTATGTCGCTTGCCATGTCAATGCTGGCGGCGGTGATTATTCTGTCTGTTTTTACGATTATCGATCTACGTCGGCAGGTAAGGATCTGGCGCGCGAAATTTCGAAGGCTGTTAAACCGATCGTAGGTACCTCTAAAAGTATGGAATGCTCGCATTTTGATTGGACGCGTAACGCCTTCGCTACCATAAAGAGCGTACGCCCGCCGGCTATTTGCTTCGAGCCTTTTTTTATTGATCGATTCGAACATAGCCATCTAAAGACAGAAGCAGGATTACAAAAGATCGGTTTCGCGCTCGCGGATGGCATTCATCGCTGGTTTAGGGGGCTAGAATGATAGACATTAACATTAATGATCTTGTTAGCTTGATCTTCGGTCCTATGGGCGCTCTAGCGCTTGCTATTGTTACTCTAGTCTGGGTAGCTCGCGGCGCCTCTGCTGTTATCGTATGGCTCGGCGGGCGGATCGATAAATGGGTAACGGCATTTCTTACAGAGGTACGTAACATAACACAGCAGAATAAAGATCTAATGCAGAAATCCGAGGAAGATCGCGAAATGTATAAAGCGCTAGTACGAGAGAATCAAGAGGCGCATATCGCCTCGATGGAGGATCTAGTAGATGAATTTAAAAAGCAAGGCGCGATCCATAGTCAGAAGCTAGATCAAATACTTTACCATGTACAAAATAAATAAGGAGCTAACATGAACATCAAGAAAATAACCCTCGTAATCAAGATCCTACAGAAGATCCGCCCCATTATTGTCTCTATTGTAGAGGACATCGCAGAGGCTAAAAAAGCCGATTCAGAAGGCGGTAAGAAGGTAACTAAGAGCGAAAAGTCAGAAATTATCTTTAATTCCTTGACAGATGCGATCCCAGTGATAGAGGAAATACTAGAGGAATTGTAATCTTCTGGTTAAGTTGAACACACAAAAGCCCCGATAGCTGTAAAAGGCTATCGGGGCTTTTCTTTTTCTGCGCCTCGGATGTTAATCGATTCGATGCTCTCTTAGCTTAGCTTCGCGGTACAATTTCCAATCGTCAGCGGTTAGATGCTTGGTTTGCGGTGTAGTCATATAATCGATGTACTTGATTATTGTATCGATGGTTTGCGGGGTTCTATTTTCAGGCTCGCGATCGTAGAATCTCTTGCCGTTGCGGGTAATAAATACGCCTTCGCTATACTCAGCTTTTAGAATGAATCGATCGGGGCTATAATTCATAACACCATTGCAATAATTGATTAGATCCGTATCGGTATAGAATCGCTTATACATTGTTTTTAGTTCTGCGGGGTTATATCTATTGTAGTATGTAATTTTTGCTGTGAACATTTTGTACCTCTTGTTAGTTGTTACTCTCTTAGTGTAGCAATGTTTTTACAGCCTGTCTAATACATTTTACAGAGATAAATAAAGAAAACCGCAGATAGTCCCGAGGAGATGGGCGTTATCTGCGGAAAAAATAATTTTATTTTTTATTGATCGATTAGATCGAGGCGTTGCGCTGCCTCTAATACTGCTAGCAAAATACGAGTATCATTATTAGCGGTTAGCTTGCTAATGTATGCCTTGACTCTGCGGCGGGTTATTTCCTCGCCTACCTCAGAGATCCAGATACTAAATAGCTGCTGAAATATATCGCTCATTTATCGCCCCATGTTATCCGTCTATACTCGGCTACGGTCTGCTCTGCATACTCTAGCGCCTGCTCTTTCGTCATCGATCGCTTTTCTTCGAATCTAGCTTGTAACCGCAGAAATAGCCGAGCCTTTTCGATCTCTTTTCTCAGGGTCATAATCTTATACCGCCCGCCGCAGCTATCTTTATGCGGTAGGGCTATATCTAGATCCTCTCTGAGGTTGTTAATATACTCATCTCGATCGATCGGAAATTTACGCCCTGCGTTGAGATAATTTAAACATCTAGTATATTCTGCCTTAGTTATCATCGTCGCCCCCTTTCTTCTTAGTTTCTTTACGAGGCGCAGAAGGGGCTATTTTAGCCTCCTCTGCCTCGCAGCTACATAGCTGTAGTAGATGGCCGCAGAAATCGCATATATGCGCCTGCTCGTATCTCATACGAGAGATCTCATCAAAAGAATAGACTCTACTCATGAGCACCGCCTATAAGGCATACATGCATCTCGAATAATACTACAGCAATAGACATGCCTCTTTCTACAGCTATAATTTTAGCTAGCTGGCAGAAATCCACAGAATCTAATCTATTTCTATTCGTAATCCAATTGTTAATAGTAGCTCTACTCTTTCCCATTCTACGGGCTAGATCTGTCTGGGTTATATTGTGAATTCGCAGAAAGTCCGCGATATATGATCCTAGTAAATTCATAGTTACCTCTTTTTTGTTGTTAGTAGTCATTTTGTTTTTTTCCAGTATCTCATGCCTCGGCTCGCTTTCTGCTCATAGCCTGAATCTCTGCATATCTGGGCTATTCTCTTAGCATTCCCTACATGCTGCTGTGATGGCAGAATACCGATCGCCTGCATTAGATCGGCGGTGGTAGTTTTCATCATCGCGTTAGCATCTCTCTCTAATTTCTCTACTACAGACATAGCCCATGGATCGTCAATGATAAATGTAGATTGGTAGAGGGCTAGTTTCTGCTCTTGCTTATAATCGAGCCACCATGGAACATCCTGTTTATAGAGATGTACAGCCTCAGCGAGTAAATTCTCTCTATGTTCGCGAATGTAAGCTAGATCGATCGGTTTAGTGATGCGGATCGTCCAGAATCGGCGCTCTGGTCCGTCGCTGAGAAATTGGAAATCGTTAGTAGTAGCTACGAATACAGTACGGCGCTTTCTTCGTACGGGTAATCTACCGTATGAGGGTCTATAGGTATCCTCAGAAGATGTTAAAAATTGCTTAGTAGTAGCTGCGCTCCTTCCTTGCAAGCTATCCATTTCTGCGAGTTCCCAGATCCATGCGCCGCTCTGGTGTAGCTTTTCGTAGCCGTCTTTCTTTCCAATAGCTAGGGGGCTATCGCTAACGAGATCATTACCAAATAGTACCTTGAAAAATGTACTTTTCCACATGCCTTTATTGCCTACTAAGATCAAGCAATTATCCATTTTGCATCCGGGGTTTAGAATACGAGCTACACAGGAGATTAGCCATTTCTGAGAGATCTCAGCTATTAGATTCTCTGCGCCCTTCGGTATCTCTGCATGTACTACATCGCGCAGTAGATTAGCTATTCTAGGCTCCTTATCCCATTCTAGATCGAGTAGATAATCCTTGATCGGCTCTACGATTCGAGTATGAGCTACCATTAGAGCAATACGCTCGATTTCTGAGGAGGGGCGAGAAAGAAAGTATCTAATTTCTATATCTCTGCGGATGATCTCGATCTTGTAATCCTCGATTAGCTCGCCTTGCCATAGTACGCGGCTCGAATGCTCGCAGTAGCAGAGGCTAGAATATTTAGGGTCATTTTCGAAGATCGTAGCTAGGTTATCTACGCTTTTATGAGGTGCGCCGTTTTTATCGGTTGATAGCTTAGCCCATGTAGCTGGATCGGAATTAATAGGAGCCTCTAGCGCAGCTATTTTTAATCCTACCTTGTTAGCTATTTCTGTAATTTTATTGCTCATGCTAAAGCCTCCAATGATCCCCACCATCCGCAGGATTCTACATGGTTACATGTCGCCCATTGTTGTTTAGTGTTATCTATGTCTATCGCAAACCATACCGAATTACGATTACATTGCGGGCAAGTTATGCGGCGGGCGGTATTGCCATTAATCGACGCGCTAGACAATATAGCGATCTCCATTCGCAAACGTGGATCGGTTAGTGCCTCGCGCATTCCGACGGGCTTCGAGCGGTCAATTTGTTTAATTTTGCGCTTAGGTAGCTCGACATGCGAATAGTCTAGGGTCATATTGATCCCACCGTCCCATGCATCGCAGTAATGATAATAGCGAGGGGCGAGCGGATGAGTAGGGGCGTAGCTGGACGCTGGCAGCGCGAAGCGGTAATAGATGCGCGCTCTATCCTTGATAGCTTTTTGATCTGCCTCGCCTCGATCATAGAATCGACGCCAGATTAGAGGATGATCTACATCGTTTAACGCTGCTCGTTTCCATGCTCTTTCCTCCTCTCTAGTTATCTCTGTTTTACGTCCTACAACCTTAGCCCATAGCTCATTAGCTGCGATCGATGCTCTAGTCCAATCATCCGCCGGAATAGGGCGAGCTAGTGGTAGGATTATTCTATATTTATGATGATTAGGGCGAGAGCTAAAGGATGTATGGGCTATAACATTCCATTCGCGGGCGAATAGCTGCCATGTATTAAATGGGGTAATTCCGTCATCTACATCGAATACTAGACAGGTTATTTTCACTGCATTCTCAGCGCAGCGCGTACCATCGAAGATAGTAGGGGACCACAGAGGCAGATCGCTTTTATTCTCTGCTGATTCTGATATAGGGGTAATCATCCCTTTAATAAATGTAGATAGATCTAAGCTATGTAGCTGCGGCTTATTAGACTTGATATTTTTAAATGTAGAAAACTCGATCATAGCTGCCCCCATCCGCAGAGCGCCCATGCTTCTTTATATGCTTCGATTAAATAGCTATCGCCTGCTTGCTCTAGTGTAGTCATTAGCTTGCTGGTAGATTGGCGCGTATAAGACATTCCGAATCGTTTAACGCTGTTACGTAATCCAATAATGATTCCTTGTATCATCTGCTCACGTTGTACTTTTATGATGTTACTCATTGTTACCTCTTAGTTAGTTGAAAATGAGCAGTTTAGGGACTTGCTCAGGTCGTTAAAGTTAGTAGTTATGCTTTTACACCGGCGGCCCATTTCGCGCGGCCTCGGTTATCTACAGGGTTATTTTTATCATAGACATCTCTAATAACGACGTCGCCTAGATACTTGATTATGTTCTCAATGGCTTGCTCTAGGTGGATCCATCGATGATTAGACATGCTAGGCTCAAATAGAGTATCTGTATCGATAAAGTTAGCTATTTCCTCGTCTAGGATGTAGATATATTCTACGTAATCGCCTTCGTAGATGTCGGTTAGCTTGATCTCTACAATTTCCTCGCCTAGCTCGTTAGCTAGAATAATAGAGCTATCTCTTTCTGAGTGATCGGCAAAATAGATCCAATGGAGCGATAAACCTGCTTCTTTCTCGAGTCTAGCAAAGCTTTTTTCTAGGCCTACAGGGATAGGGTTAAAGAAATCAGATCTTAGCTTTAGATATAATCCATCATGGGGGCTATATAGCCAATAGTTAGCATCATTTACATCTGGTAGATCAGCCCATTCTACGATAGTTACTTTTCCGCGTGGTCTTTTAGTCTGCCATTGTGCATAACTCGCTCTATATATGTTTTGTATTAGGGCCATGCCTTGTAATTGTAATGCTCTGATTTTAGGATCTGAGCTATATTCGTTATGATTAATCATAATGTTACCTCTTAGTTAATTGAACACGAGCCAGAAGTAGCCCGCTCTCTTACTGTATAATGTCTTTTACACAGAGTCAAGGATTATTTTCATATTTCAGTAATTTTTAATTATTCCGCTCGCTAGCGCGTAGAGATGCTTACAGGGTTTCTTCTGCTCGCCCGTAGGCGCAGAGGTACCGAAGGCGGTACAGCTACAATAATAGCCCTCTCGGGTAATCTCTTGATAGTGATCGCCTGCGCTGCCTAGTATATTGTAATCCTGATCCATCCGTACGCGCTGAGTATCAATAACAAGGGCGATTCTAGCCTCTAATACGCTTCGTTTCTTTTCGTCAGCCTTAGAGTATAGAATCGCCCAGTAATCGATTATTGAGCCTATATTAGCCCAGATCATTAATAACCGCCAATAACGCCCGCCGCGTATGCGAGTAGATGGAAATAAGCATAGTATGCAGCGTAGGCGCCCGCAGCGTAAAGTACATACGGGCAATAGCGGAAATCGTCGCGAGTTAATCCTAGAGTATCGAGTAGTTTATTAGTCATAGTGTCACCTCTTAGCTATTCAATTGTTCGTAAAGTTTCCCGAGGCTCATAGCTCGAGCTACGATCTCATTATCAAGTGTAGCTATATATTCTTTGCTCTCTTGCTGTACTATCTCATAGCCTGCGCTAGCTATTTGCTCGTCGATGAATGCCTTACATGCTGCGATCGATGTTAGATAGTATTGATTATGGAATGGGTTAGTCTTATTGACCTGCCAACCTTCGATCAAATAAATAGCTGCCTCTGCCTCGTATTTTACACCATAGCAAAGCATCGTTTTTTTAGTGTCACGTCCGGAATAATAGATTTCATGTCCTCTGTATCTTAGCATTTTGTACCTCTTGTTAGTTGTTAGTTATTGTCTATGTTTATAGAGTCCATTTTGCATGGTTCCATGTGCCTTCTGTAAAAGTGAATTTACCCTGATTATCTCTGATTATGACTAAAGGGTTCTCTTTTTTGTGGGGCGCTTGTCTTTTGTATCGATATAAGAAATCGGCATCATATATTTCACCAATTATTTCCCATTTTGTAGGATCAATATAGCCTAGATCATAGGGGCGAGTAGTGCTATGTCCTTCTTTGAAAAAATCATCTTTTCCATCGAACGGAATAAAATTATCTGCTTCGATTCTTCCTATTTCTTTGCATGTTACGTCGCCTTTACTAGTGGGGTTTTTTGGAAAAACAATAGTGTTTTTTTTGCATATATTATCATCATTGCAACCAAAAATAGATCCTGTTCTTAGGTCTTTTTTTGCTCTTAGTATCATTCCTAGTTTTAGTTTAATCATTTTGTTACCTCTTGTTTATTAGTTAAAATGAGCAGTTTAACGACATGCTCAGGTCAAAAAATAGTTAGTGATTATTGATACATAGAGTAGTATTTATCTTCTGCTGTAAAATCCTCGCGGGCTTCGATCCATCCTAAATAGATGTAATAGCCTCTATCTGTATATTCTGCATTTTCAATATATTCATGGATGTCGCAGTATTCCTCTACCTCTGATTCGTCATAGCCCATTTTAAATAATTTAGCTCCGATCGCCTGTAGTGCTTGCATTTCTTTTCTAGTTACTTGCATATTGTACCTCTTCGGTTAGTTGTTACTCTCTTACTGTATAATGTCTTTTACAGTGTGTCAAGGATTATTTTCAAAAAAAATAATTTGCATCGGGTGACCCATAGAAAACAGCAACTAACAGAATACAGCTATATCACAGAGTAGCCCCTATTTATCGAGGTCATTAAATACCTATTAAATAGGTAGCATCGGGAAAAAACAAGTAGATCGATCTTCGATATGCTAGGGTATAAGCCTATAATCAGCTATAATTATATATAATTACTATATTTATATATACTAAAGTATTATTAGCCTTAGTATATAGGGGCTATATACGGAGCTATATATATCTATAAGTTTAGAAACTTATTTTCTGGCCTATTCTGTACTTTATCCCGGCGCGTAGGCCAATATAGGCGAAATTCTACCCGTTTTTACCCGATGCCATTAGGCCGGCCAATACTAGAGCGATCTCTACTTTATCATACATAAACATATTGACAAAACTCGTCTTTTCCGATACAATTCTACAAAAGAGGGGCTATTATGGGCGGTAAAGCGCTAGATAAATCATTATTCGGGCTATGGGTAGAGGATCAGCTATTCGAGGCAGAGCGGGATCCTCAATGGCTCGCGCAGATGATCGGGATCTCCTCTAGGCATATCCGCCGCTATCTACAGCAGGGCGAGGTAAAGCTAACGCTGCCGATGCTATTACGGATCGTTGTTATCCTAGCTACAGAGCGGCGCGTAGATGCCTCGTATCTGCTCATAGATTGCATACAGGCAATTACTATACATTGGAGGGGCGACGATGTTACTCGGTATTGATCCAGCTAACGAGGGCGGCGCCGTCCTACTAGATGATTACGATAAACCTGCTGCGGTCTATCACTGGCGGCAGGTCACTAGAAATAAGCAGCGAGTCTATAAACTATCGTATTGTACGGGTAATAGAGTTATCGAGGTCATACTAGCGGACGCTGCCGAGATAGGGCTGTACATCGGGAATAAGATTAGAGATAACTACGGTGCGGGGCTATCTCTGCCTATTGTTAGCGAGGACGCCTATATTAACCCTAGATCGCCTAATGCAGGCAGACAGGTAGCGAAGCGGGCGGGAATGATTGTAGGCGGTGTAAGAGGGGCGATTATGACTCATCTATCTACTTGCCCGATTACATGGGTAATGGCTAGCCAGTGGCGCAAAGATCTATTAGACGTTCCTCATTTTACTAAGCGAGCAAAATGTAAAGAGGCGTCGCTGTCTATGGTTCCGATTCTATGCCCTGAGATAGTTCTCTATCTAGATCTCTGCGGGCAATTGGATCATATTACCGACGCCTGCGGGGTAGCTTTATGGGCGATACAGGAGAGCAAGAAATGATTAAACCATCTCAGCAATTAGCTAACGCGTGTCAATACCTCGCAGATAACGACGTAGAGATCACTGATTTGATCACGTGGCGAGCCGATACTACACAGTACGAGCTATCCATATCTTGGAAGGATTTCGAGCGTCTATTAGCAGGCAAGCGGGTTAAACAATGGTGTGATAGAATGGAATGTATGAGCTACAGATACAGCGGCTCGATAACATTAATAACTATGAGATTACCGCCGCTAGCTGAGCAGCGGACTACAATACTCGGAGGATAACATGCCAAAAAATATTAGAGTACCAAAAGAGATCCAGCTAATAGCGATGCGAGCTATTGACTATAATATTTCTCTGCCGATGTCGCGCCGCGCTGCCTATAAGGATGAGGGCGGCAAGCGAGTAGCCGGTACAGGTATGAGGACAGCTAGACGCCTAGTCAAGGGTCAGATCGATAAAGAGCAGCTATTACTAATGCGGGCGTGGTTTGCTCGTCATAGTAAAGCAGAGGGCAGCGCTGAGGCTCGCCGAGATAAAAGCTCTAAAGCTGCGATAGCGTGGGCTTTATGGGGCGGAACACCTGCGCAGAAATGGGTAAATAGAGAGCTACGACGAATAGAGCGACGAGAAAAGGAATAAATGCCCTACAGCCTCGATAAAATGGGGCGTGTGTGTAGTAGAAAGAGGGGCGGGGGTGTGTGTAT